TTCAAACTCATTCATTGAAGCTACAGGTTTAGCTCCTGATACATGAGAAAGACCACCATAACTAGCGGCCAATTTAGTTTTAATACCCATTCCAACTCTCACACTATTCATTAATCTTTCTATGTCTGCTGGATTTCTATAACTTGCTGGTAATCCTTTTTTAAATGTTTCATAATCACCTTTGGCAGCCGCATCTCTCATTTTACTTGCTGAAATACCAGTAGTTCCTTCAGCATCCGGATCTCTTTCACCGGCAGATACAACATTGATCTTATCAAAGTTATAATAACCGTGTCTGGATTTTACATCATTATATTTTTTTAGTATATTTTCGAATTCTCTTACTCTATCACTACCTACAACCATAGTCACATCTGAATAATTTTTATTGTGCAACTTGGTCAGTAAGTCTAATACCATATTGGTTGGACTGATTTCTAAATCTTGTCTATGTGCTTTAAATATATCTCTCATAAATCTAAACTTGACTTCTGGAGAAAGTGGATTCTTCTTACTGTCTTGTGATCTACTTAAATATATTTTATGGTCATCTGCTGAAATAGATTTTACTTTTGTTATAAGTTTTTCATGTCCTATTGTTGGTGGATTAAATCTACCAAATGTAAATGCAATTGATTTATCTTCAACTAATAATTCCTCTTTTACCATACCTTGTAATTTTCTACCATCAATATCTCTAAATGTATCAGCGACAGCAGAAGCGTAATAGCCAATATCGTGCCTTAATGGTAATCCTTCTATAGCTCTTTCTTTTTTCTTTCTATCAATAACATCTTGTAAAACTTTAGCAGCATATTCATATCTCTTTTGAGTTGTGGCCATCATTTTAATTTTAGTAACTAAACTTTTAAACCAAGCAGTTGCTTTTATTTTTACTTTGTCTAATGTAATTGCCTCTTTTAAACTGTCTATTTCAGCGTCTGTTACTTTACCATCATCTAAAATCTTTTTACATTTCTTGTAGAAAGTTAGATAGTGGTATTTTTCTAACATCTTATAGATTACATTTTTAGGTAGTCTATTTTTAACACCATAAGTTCTTATTTCATCTGGTGACATATCTGTATCAAAAGCTGATCTTCTTTCAGTATCAACTGTATCACCAACTTTGATAATGTCTTTTATGCTATCTTCTATTTCTTCTAACTTATCATTAATCTTATCTTGTAAATTTAAAATATCGTTTGGTTTTAATTCTTGTAATTCATCATAGTCGATTATATCTCTTTTTAACTCACCCTTGACAACATCTATTTCTTGTACTTTTCTTTCAAAGTCTTTCATATATATTGATTTGTCAAAGGTAAAATCGTCTGGTTTTTTAATAAACTTATTATTTTCGATATCAAACACAGCATCAGCTTTCTTATTCTGGTCATCATAAGTTTCTTGGTCTGTGATGAAGTAAAAATTAATTGGGTGTTTGGTTCCTGGTATTTCTTTACCTTGAATATTGTCTGTATTTTTTGCTGACAAATATTTTTGAGAAAGACTTACTCTTTCATCTTCTTGTTTTTCTTTTGGTACATCAAATAATACATTGATGTCCAGATCAGCGTCATTTCTATATCTCTTTGTAAGTATTGAACCTATCAAAGCAATCTTTAATACAGGATATTCTTTAAAATCTTTTACTTGATCGTTAATTAATTTTAGAACACTAGATTTAATTTTAGGATTTTTAGTATCAGCGTCATCAAACACAGCTGTCGCATATGTTCTTCGTGGTATATCTATGATACTTTCTTTTATGTAATCTTTAAATCTCATCTTCTTTTTAACTCTAGTTCTTTCTTTATCCAGTCCATGGCAATACCATTTTCTGGTTTAGTTCTTAATTTACTTCTAATAAATTTAGAAGCTGTACTTAATACAACACTAACCAATTCTTGTTCACTTCTATTGTTATCAACGACTAACATTTTACCTGGACTAAACACTCTTTGAAAGGCGCCTATATTTGTTTGTACTTCATTCCAACTTTTCTGTACAATGTATTCAGGTACTTGTCTTGGTCTATTTGCATTTCTTTTTAAAGCCACATCTAAACTTGTATTTACAAATACCATATGACAATCATAACCAATATTTTTTAACATACTTACTTGTCTTTGAACAAGTGATAAATCTCTACCTGTAGCGTCAATAATAAGACCTAATCGTCCTTGTACATATTGGTCTAATTGATTACCAGTAGTTGTTTTTGCTCTTTGTCTAATAATATTTCTAAAGTATTCTTCTTCATCTGGCATTTTAATTGAAAGATTTGCTTTTTTTAAACCATTTTCAAATGCGTTATCTGAATTGACTACTTTTAAACCTGTGCCAGCAAATGCCGTTTGTGTTACAAATGTTTTACCAGAGCCTGGACCACCTGCTAAAAAGAAAGCTTTGAATATACCAGGATCATAAACACCCTCATTTAAATAAGTTCTAAACTCACTTAATGGTTTTGCCTTTAATTGTTTTATAATCTTATTAGCAATATCTTTAGGTTCACCACCCTCAGCCTTAATCTCTATAAAACCTGGTTTCTTTCTATAATATTCTACCACTGGACCTGTTTCTTTTTTGTATAAGGCAATTCTGTTTTTAATAATTTCTGGTTTATCATCTACTCTACCTCTTGCTGTAAGTCTTCTTATTACTTCTTGTTCACTTACATTTAAGAATACTACTTTATCTATCTTAATATTTTCTTTTTCTAAATCTCTTACTTGTTGCATATATCTAGGAAAACCATCAAATACAAATCCGTTTTCTGCTTTTTCTACAGCGTCAAATACAAGTTTTAAAACTATATCATTAGGAGCAAAACCGCCTTTACCTAAATTAGATAATTTTTTAGCAATCTCACCACCTTTTTCTTTTTCTTTTCTTAATAGTTCACCAGGATAGATATGTTCTATATCAAACTCTTTTGTTATAAATTCAGAGTACGTTGATTTACCTGAACCTGGACCTCCTATTAAAATAATATTCATTATCCTTTTACCCAGTCCCGTTCAGCCGTGAAATTGGCTCTACTAAATTCTAATCTATCTACTAACTTAACAGCACCAGCACCTCTATCAACAGCAACAAATCCTTCTGGTGCCGTTACCTTATAACCGTTTGGTGTTCTTAAAAAATGGCCTATGCTTTGTATCTCACTTAATTTATTTACCAAAAAGTTTTTGGCATTTTGTAATGTGACATGTGAAGCAATAGCAAAGTAAAGTGCTTGTTTATTTCTGTTTATAATATTCATGTTATTTTTCAATGCATCTTTATATTTCTTTTTACCGGCTTCAGTTTTTTTACTATCTATTTCTGCTTGTAAAACGTTTTCGTAATAATCACCAAACATATCTACAAGTGTTTTTACTTTGGCCATATTACCTTGTGTGTTTCTTATAAAGTGGTTGAAGAAAGTTTTTAGTCTATAACCAATTGATAAAGCGTCGGATGATGATTTACTCATTTCGTCTAACATACTACTTGCTTTTGATAGAGAGCCTTCAGCCATTCTTATTTTAGCATTAAAGGTTGCTAACTCACTTGTAGTTAATTTTACCGATCCACTTACATCTTTATAGGCAGCGTCAGCTAAGAATATGGAAGATATTCCAGATTTGCCTGATACTGTACCAAAACCTGCTCTTAAATCTTTCATTTTTTTACCTGAATAAGATGTGTGAAATACAATACCCATTCTTGCTCTTGATATTCTTTTACCAATACTTGAGTCAACAGGCACAGCATATGTAATAGTGTTTGGTGTAAAGGTAATCATACTTTCACCATCAATTTTTTCTGTCTTTAAATCTGATTTTGCAAATAGAAAATCGCCTTGTAGAATACCAGTTATCTTTAATTTTTTTAGTTCTCTTAATGCTATTGTTAACTTTTCAGCAAGACCACCATCATGGTTTCTTTTTATATCACCTGATGTGTAATTGATTTTTGGAGTAGCATTGAATACTGCCTTAGTGCCAACAAAGAATTGGCCGTTTTCAGGATTGATACCACAGATAATAGCGGGAGCGCCGTCCCATTTGACAGACATATTGACTTTACTGGAAGAAGAACCAGCAAGCATATCTCTTATTGAATTAAGAAAATTAATAGCATTCTCACCACCCTTTGAACCTTTATCTATGATAATTTCTTCTAGGTGTGAAAGATGCAGATTCTTTTCTTTTGTAATAAATCCCTTAAAACTAAACATTTCTCTCTCATTGTTTCCATTACTATAATCATTGTTTCCATGTAATTCACTTGATAAGACTATTTATAAGACTAAACTCTTGTCCATAGGAATTTAGGTACACCACCGTTAGATTTCCATACTTTATGTTGGTTTTGAAACTTAGCTAGTTTATGTGCGTCTTCTTCAAAAAAATACTCACCAATGATACTCTTTGTTGGCTTTTCTATGACTTGCCATATAATGTCTTTACCTCTCTTTACCATCTTCTTTGTATAGGATAGACTAGGTTGTTCATTATTTGGCCTTCTATCACCTCTGTGAAACTTTACTTTTTGTGTTTTTGACATTATATTTTATTCCAGTGGTTTATGTTTTTCTCTAATTCTCTTTCTCTAATACGGTGTATTTGAGCAGCATCAAAAAATTTATTATATTTTTTTTCTATATAATTTGATAGTTTTCTAATAGTCATTTTCTTATGACCTTCAAAATTTTTCTTATCATACAATGACATAATGTCCATTAAAATATTATACTCATATGAATCTATATCATATTCTACAATTTTAAACTCTTTCATTTTACCAGTTCGTGTATCTATATATCTTGTTTTAGGTAGAGATTTAATTTTACAACCTAGTGATCTTCCGCCACCAAGGTATAATGATCCTTTATATTTTTCTCTTAAATCTTTTCTTAAATTTCTCCATTCTGGTGAGGGATAAACAATAATATTTTGTTTTGTAAACTTTCTTTTATTTGCAGTTGTTATATAGCTTAATAATTTTTTTTCATCTATTTGATATATTGGTAATAATTTTATAACCAAATATGCTTCCCAATGTAGTCTAATTGTTTTATTTTGTGGTGCATATAAAATTCTTATTTCCTCATAGTTATCTTTAATACCAGGACTTAAATATGTTCTTAATGCTCTTTCACTGTTAATTGTTTCTCCTACATAAGTGCAAACTTTTTTTTCATTAATTGTTTTATATCTAATGTATATAATAGGTTTATTATCAAAAGATTTTAGAGGATTTTTAATTAATTTTTTCATTATAGTTTAAAATCTGAAAACTTATCATACGCCTGTTCAGGTGATGAATAGTTTTCTTTTTCCTTTGTTTGGTTGCTATCTACTATATTCTGTGCCGAGTTCTCAACATCATATAATCTCATCTTGGCCTTATCTACACCAATTATAAAGGCTCTGTTTACACCAGGATCATTGTATCTATTCTTTAACTGTTTTACTTTCATTTGACCTAGTGCGTCTAATTCCTCATTAGTCATTAAGGCAAACATAAAGTCGGCCGTTGCTGGTAAACCAAATGATTCAGATGTATCTTCTAAACCAATATCTGTACTTACGAAACCAGTTCTAGTAGTTTGTGTGGCACTAAAGATTGGAACATCAAACTCAACAGCAAGACCTCTTAATTCTTCAGCAATTGCTTTGATGTAGAAGTAAGATGATATATTACCACCTTTAAACCGACTTGAAGCACAAATGTTTAGATAATCAATAAAAATTATTTGTGGTTTAAAACTTTTCTTTAATGATAGTTCGTTTAGTAATCCTTTAAAATGGCCAGAATGAGCAGAGGCAGTAGGATATTCTTTGATAATTAAAGAACCTGCTGTTTTACTTCTCAACTTACTCATCTTACCATCATATAATTCTTTAGGCATATCATGTAAATCATCTATAGTAACGTCCATTAAGTTAGCGTCTATTCTTTCGGCAATTCTTTCTTCGGACATCTCTAATGTAATATACAATACATTCTGACCTTGATTTAAAAAGTTTGCAGCACAGTGACACATAAACAATGATTTACCAACGCCTGTTCCTGCTAAAGCAATATTTAATGTTTTACTTGGAACACCACCCTTTGTAATCCTATTAAAGAAATTTAAATCGAATGGATAACGTTTTTCTTTTGTATGGTACCAATCAAATCTGGCTTCAGCGTCACCAATATAATCGTGTCCTATATGATTATCAAATGAAACAGCTAATGCTTCACTTAATATTCCTGGTATGGCCTCTGGTTGATGTTCTTTATCTTTACCATCTAGTATCTTAATACCAGATAACACTGCATTATGTACTGCTCTGTCTTTACAAAACTTTTCTGTTGTATCTAATAGCCATTGTAAATCGGACTTTTCATTCTCAAAATTGTTTACAAGTTCTTTAACTGATTTTAATTCATCTTCGTTAATATCTTTTCTCTTATTAAATTCAATTAATATGGTTTCTTTTGTAGGTAGATTTTTATATTCATGTACAAACTTTTCAATTTCTTCATACAATAATCTTTCATTTCTATTTACAAAGTAGTCTGTCTTTACGAAAGGTAAACACTTACGAGTAAAGTCTTCATTATAAAAGAAGTTTCTTAATATTGTTAGTTCAATTCTATCACTATTCATCTATTTTCAATGTTCCATTCTGTAATTGTTCTTCAACACATTCAATTAATATATCACCGATATAATTTCTAAAGTCATCTGACTCTATATTTTCTTTAGTAGGATTTGCCATTATATCATATGTAAATTTTAATGGTATTTCCCCAGCCTCATTTTCAGTTTCAGAAAACTTTATATTGTTATACTTGTATATAATACCCTCATAGTTACCTTCAAGGATTTTTATACAACTAAAATCATCACCTTGCTTTTGAGCATAGGCATATCTTTTAATTGGTGTCTTCTTCGTCTGATCCGTATTGGAATTTTCTTTTTGCTGTTTCATCTATTTTGTCTAACACTTCTTTTGTAAAATACTTTTCTGGATTTTCATTGATATTCTTACCAAAAACTTTAGAACCGTCTGGCATTTCATATCGTGTAGATACTTTCTTAAAGATACCAGCTTCTTCAGCAAGTTCTGTAAGACCATAATATTTGTCTAAACCTTTTTTGTAAGTAAGTTTGACATCTATCATTGCGTTCTCTTTTGTTAACCTAGATTTATAATTTTTACAATGTATAATGTTACCAATAACCTCAGTACCTTCTTTTTCTTTTCTCTTACTGAGATAGATGATTGATGAAGCAGCGTATTTCAATCCTGATCCACCACCCATTTCTTTTTGAGGGAACATTGAACCTATAACGTCATATGTGTGATTAGTCATAATCAATGGACAGTTTGCTCTACCAAGTTTCAA